CCGTATCTAGGCCAGTCGATCACGAAAGGACAGAGATGCCTAGCATTATTACAGCCTCACAACTGCGCACAGTGTTGGGCGTCTCTGTCTCTTTATACAGTGACGCTTACCTCGACTCAATAATAAATTCGGCTGAGCAGGTTATTTTGCCGTTGCTTACTGCAAATCAAAATGCAATTGCTGCGGTTTATTTACAAAATAACGTCGCTTATTACATAACACAAAAACCAAATTCATTCGTGGCTGACCAAAGTGTTGTAATTAGCGGTTGCGTACCAGCTACTTTTAACGGCACAAAAACAGTCACATCAAATTATTATGATCCGTTTCCTTACCTGCCATTTGCTTATCCAGCGCCTTATTTCTATTTTACTTGCGCGGTTACAAATGCAGACATTACATTTCGCCCAGTAATCCCTGCGGGCGTTGCCTACCTATCCGGGGCAAACGCGGCCACACTTTATGCGAGCACTGACGCGGTTGAACAAGCGGTCACGATTGTCAGTGTGGAGATATTCCAGAGTGTGGTCGCGCCCGGCGGACAGATCGAGGGCGTGGACTTTACGCCAAGCCCATTCCGCATGGGTCGCAGTTTACAAAATCGCGTAATTGGTTTATTAGGCAATTACATCGACGTTTCAACAATGGCCATGTAAATGCCTACGCCGACAACAATTGCCACAAACGTAAGAGGCACACTTGCAACAGCTTTGGCTGGCGTAGCTGCTTCTGTTTATTCATCACCGCCAGAAGCCGTCATTCCACCAGCTTGCGTGATTGTTCCAGACGCGCCTTATCTTGAAACAACGACTATTGGCAAAAGCCAAGTCAGAGTCAAAATTAACTTTGTCGTGACTGCCGCTGTTGCCTACAACAACACAGCTGGCGCGCTCGATAACCTTGAGCAGCTCATTATTGCGATCATGGGCGCAATGCCTACGGGCTACACAGTCGGAGACGTACAACGTCCGACAGTGCAATCTGTAGGAGCTTCAAACCTACTAGTGGCGGATCTCGCGGTCAGCACTTACTACACACAACAGACAATCTAAGGAGACAAGCAAATGCCAACAACAATCGTCACTGGTCGCGATATAGTCTTTACGCTCGCAACAGTGAATTATGACGCACAAACAACAGCGGTCACGCTAGTAAATGCGCCAGTTATTACTACCTATCAAACACTAGACGGCAAGGCTTACAAGCACATTGACGATCAGTGGACACTTAACATTGAGTTACTTGCAGACTGGGGCGCAACTGGCTCACTATTTGAAGCCATGTGGACAGCCTTTACATCTGCACCTAATACAGCTTTGGCATTCACGCTATTGACTGCAACAGGTGCGAGCTTTGCTGGCACAGTGTTTCCAGTAGCACCTACAGCTGGCGGCGCTGCACCAGACGCACAAACTGACTCATGGTCAATGCTTTGCGCATCAACGCCAGTTCTAACAATCAGCTAATCGAAAGAGAAACGGGAGCACAAAATGAAACTACCAATCACAATCGAGTACGTCTCAGGCGAGTTCGGTACATATACCGCACAACCGCCAGAGTGGGCAAAGTGGGAAAACAAGACAGGTCTGACTATTTCACAAGCTCAAAACAAGATTGGAATTGCCGATCTGCTATTTCTTGCGTGGAATGCAATGAAGCGCGAAGCTGGTGGAAAGCCAATCAAGGGCTTTGACATTTGGTGTGAAACTGTTGCAGACGTGACTGTCGGTGAGGTTCTCCCAAAAGCTACGCCGCCGGAAGCGTAAATCGCATACTGGTCGAGCTGTCCTTGGCGACTGGTATTGCAATGAGCGAATGGCAAACGGCGGAGCAGATATACACAGCGCTAGAGATATTGGAGCAGCAAAATGAGCGACAGCGTTGAAATTGCCTACGATAAAGCTGATCTGCGTCGCGTCTTAGGTGCATTCAAGGCAATGGACGCTGAGGCTACGGTTCAAGCAAAAGCGGCCTCTGGAGCTTTGGCTGAATTTGCTCAAGACAAAATTATCGGAACAGCTACAGGTCGAGGCCGAGCAGCTGAAAAGATAGCCCGCGGATCAAAGGTGTCTAAATCATCAAAGATCGGTGAGCTGTCTTTTGGCTTTGCTGGTCAAAAGTTTTCTGGCGGCGGTACTACGCAACAGCTCTGGGGCGGCAACGAATTTGGATCTAACAAGTATAAGCAATTCCCAATTTGGTCAGGCTTTGGGCCAAAAGGTCGAGGATCAAACGGCTGGTTTATTTATCCTACATTGCGCGCCATTCAGCCCGAAATCATTGCCAAGTGGGAAAATGCTTTTGACAAGATCCTAAAGGAGTTTTAAATGGCTGGGCAAAGTAGAACACTTAAGCTGTCGATACTTGCCGACGTTGACCAACTTAAAAAATCCTTAAACAGTGCAAATGCTGACGTAGAAAATTCCAGTAGCAAGCTTGGAGAATTTAGCAAAAAGGCTGGGCTGGCTTTTGCCGCAGCCGCAGCTGCAGCCGGTGCGTACGCGGTAAAACTTGCCGTTGACGGCGTTAAAGCCGCGATCGAGGACGAAGCCGCGCAGATACGACTTGCCACAGCTTTAAAGAATGCCACAGGTGCAACAGATGAAATGATTGCCTCTGTAGAAAAACAAATACTAAAAACATCATTGGCCACAGGCGTTGCAGATGACAAACTGCGTCCAGCCTTGCAGCGTTTGTCTTTGTCAACGAATGACGTTACAAAGGCACAAGATCTTTTAAACCTTGCGCTTGATATTAGCCAGGCAACGGGCAAAGGTCTGGACTCAGTAGCCAATGCGCTTGGTAAAGCCTACGACGGCAACACAGCAGCTCTAGGCAAATTGGGCGTTGGACTATCTGCCGCTGAACTTAAAGCAATGTCATTTACTGACGTGCAGACAAAACTGTCAGATTTATTTGGTGGCGCTGCAGCGGCTAACTCAAAGACATTTGCCGGGCGACTTGAAATTCTTAAAGTTACATTTGACGAGGCAAAAGAGTCTATCGGTGCGCGCTTGTTGCCAATCATTCAAAGTCTGGTTGAGTTTATAGTCAACAAGGTTGTACCAGCGCTTGGCAAATTTGCAGACTTCTTCAAGCCAATTACAAAAGCAATTGACGATAACAAAGAGTCTTTTATTTTATTCATCGGATTTATTCAAACTTATGTAGTGCCAGTTTTGGTCAACGTATTAGGTGGCGCTTTGCAGACGGTAGGCAAGATTGCCGGTGCAGTGGTTGGCGTTATCGGATCAGTCATAAAAGTTATAAACACTTTGATCCAAGGCACAATCGACGGAATTAACTTCTTGATTAAGGCTTACAACGCGGTCAACCTTGGCTTGCCTGATCTAAAACCTGTTTCAGCTGGCGGAACACAATCAGGCGGAACATTTAGCAGCATTTCAGGCGTACTTGGATCAAGCATTCCAAGCCCTAATGTAAATACAACACCTATTCCAACAATTACAATTCCGACCATTTCAAGCGCCGTTGTTGCCAACGTAGCAAAAACAGCGGTTACATCAAAGGCTGTGACTTCAAATGTAAGCGGTAGCGGCGCAGGCTCAACTATAAATTTGACGGTTAACGGTGCTATTGACTCAGAAGGCACAGCTCGCACAATTGTCAACACCTTAAACGACTCATACTTCCGAGGCACAGGCGGCGCTGGTCAGCTTGTAGCAACAGCGTGACACAGTGGTCGCCAGTCTGGCGTGTAAAGGTTGCTGGAGTTGACGTCACTGACTCAGTTTTGGCCAGCCTTAACATCACCTCTGGACGTACAAATATCTATGAGCAGGCTCAAGCAGGTTACTGCTCAATCACGTTAATTGTCTTTAATCAAGCCGCTATTAACTATCAAATAAACAACACCTTATCCGTTGAAGTTCAAGACACGTCTGCCGTCTATCAGCCTATTTTTGGCGGCTCTGTTGTGGACATATCTGTAAGCGTCTCAGAGGTCGGCTCAACCGCGTACACGCAAGAAGTGACAATTACTGCCTTGGGCGCTCTGGCAAGGCTTCAAAAGGCGCTTACAAACGGCGTGTTATCACAAGATTTTGACGGCAATCAAATTAAAACAATTTTGTCAGAGGTCCTACTTGCGCAATGGCAACAAGTACCAGCTGCCGAAACGTGGGCAGCCTACGATCCGACAAAGACTTGGGCGCAAGCTGGAAATGTCGGCCTTGGCGAAATAGATACGCCGGGCAATTATGAACTAGCGCAACGCTCATCATCACGCACCGTCATTTATGACCTTGTGGCAGCTCTTGCAACATCTGGCCTTGGCTACATTTATGAGGACGCCAATGGACTTATTGGCTACGCCGATTCAACTCACCGTACGACTTATCTTGCAACTAACGGCTACACAGACCTTACAGCTAACCAAGCGCTAGGCCGAGGCATAACGATTAAAACTAGAGCTGGCGACGTCCGCAATAACGTCACGATTAAATACAACACAAATAGCAACAACGAGGTAAGCGACACAGATCCAGCGTCAATTTATACCTATGGCAATTTGGCTCAAATCATAACCACAACTATTAAACAT